CGGCTGCATCGGAAATGTCACCACTGAAATCTCCCAGAGATCGGCGCTCAAGATCCGGCGCACGCCAGCCTTGGCCTCGTTGCGGGCGCGCAGCGTCTGGAAGCCGATAGACAGCCCGTCGAGCGCTCCGGATTTCATCAACTCATGGACCTCGCGGGCACGCGCCACGCCGAGCGCCAGCCTGCCTTCGACATGCAGCCCACGCGCATCCTCGCGGATCGACAGCCAGCGGCCGATCGGCTGCTCCGGGTCGTGCTGGTAGAGCATGCGCACATCGCCTGGCCCGCGGCGTTTGAGCGAGGCGGCAAAAGCGCCCGGTTCGATCACGTCGCGGCCAAGGTCGACCGCGCCGAACAGGCTGGCATAGCCCGAAAAGCGGCCATCGCCGCTGACATCCTCCAGGGCCAGATCGACACGCTTGTGCTGCCGTCCGGATACGCTCCAGTCCGCTTTCATGGCTTTGTCCTTCAAGTTGTCGGAATTCTTGCGCTGGCCAGAACGGGCCCGTTCACGCCGAATGAAACCGGGGCTTATTGTTTACCGCCGGGGCCGCGACCGACCCGATCGGCGATCCGGGTCAACGCACCGAGCACCCACCAGGCGCCAAGACTTGCCGCCGCCGAGCCCATCAGTAGGGTCTCGCCAGGCAACAGCATCGCGCTCACGCCCATCCATTCGGCCAGCGCCAGTCCGGCCGGCGCGCCGAACACCAGGCCGGAGACAATGCCGGCAACCGCGCGGGCTCCGGCCTCACGCGCGCCCTTGGGCATCATGTAGGCAAACGAGACCAGCGCGCCGCAGACAGCGCCGATGATCCGGGCTGTCAGCATCGATTGTTCGGGACCGTGTCCTGCATGCGATACCCTCCTTGCCAGGTAGCTATCTGCCGCTCACAGTTTGATTCAGGAGCTTGCGGATGTGATTCCGCTTCAGTCTGCAACACGTTGATATCCCACGGCTTCCCGCTTTTCCTCGTCAGTCAGGAAATCGGCGTTGCCAACTCGTTGCCACAGCGCGTCGCGCTCGGAGGAAAGCCCCGGCAGGCGGTCGGCGTCGTAATCAACCTTCAACCCCGAACCATGAATTGGCTGCAGCCAGGTGGTAAGTGCTTGCGCCGTGCGCGCCACCAGCGGCAACACCGTGAGGCGGCAGAAGGCGCGGTTGGCCTCCTGGTAATTGGCGTAGGTGAGATCCCCGGGAATACCCAACAGCATCGGCGGCACACCCAGCGCCAGCGCGATATCACGCGCCGCGCCATTGCGGGCCTCGATGAAATCCATGTCGCGCGGCGTCAGCCCCATCGCCTTCCAGTCGAGCCCGCCCTCAAGCAGCATTGGCCGTCCGGCGCGGCGGGTGCCCTGATAACCATCCTCGAGTTCGGCTTTCAGCCGCTGGTACTGCTCGTCGGTCAAATTGCCGCCATCGCGGGGCTGGTAGACCAGCGCACCCGAGGGCCGGGCCGAATTATCCAATAGCGCCTTGTTCCAGCCCATTGCCGCATTGTGCAGATCGAGCGCCATCATCGCCGCCTCTAGCGGCGCGAATCCCAGATGATCATCAAGCGGATGAAACAGCTTGAGATGCAGCAGCCCCGGTCCCTCCTCCGGCGTTGCCGGAAAGCGCTGGCGCCTGCCGCCCGCCTGATGCTCATAGGCCACCGGCCATCCGTCTGGTCCGGCGATCACCCGCATCCGGTCGGGCCTGAGCAATTGCAGCCCGGCAATCCGATCAGTCGTACCCACCGGGTTGATCCAGGCATTGCCGGAGAGAACCAGGTGACCGTAGAGCGTTTCGAAAAAGCCATCGCCGGCGCCGTTCGGGTCGGGACGATTAAGCAGGTCCAGCACCGGGTGGCGCTCCTGTTCGCGGCCACCGTCAAATACCAGCCAAGGCACCGAGGCGGCGGCTTCGGCGATCATCCGTGTGGCGCGGTGGGCGACCGGGTTGCGCATGAAGCCTTCGCGCGCAATCGCCGCGTAGCTGCGGCCGCTCCAGCGCGCACCGGCCTCACCCGAAAGGGCCGCCATCGCGCCGCTGGCCCAGCTTTTCACCGATGACGGCGCCGGTTGCTGTCGCCGCGTCCAGGGAAGCCTCAATCCGAATGCCATGTCCTCACCCTTGTGCTGATTGCGGAAACGAAAAACCCCGCCGAGGCTGCCCGGGCGGGGTCAAAAATCACATCACGATGGTCACTCTGGCGGCGCGGTTTTGAACGCCGGCGTCAGTCTCAGTTCCGGGCGGCGCCCTCGCCGCTCACGAAATCGGCGGCAATGCGCAATTCCCTCAGTGGCCTGACAACCTCGATCGAGTGCTGGTAAAGCGGATCAGCCTTGTAGGCTGAAAGAGCTGCCTCATCGTCAAACTCGGCATAGACAACGAAATCCACCGGCTCGGAAATCGCATCGTGGCCGATATTGCGGCCAACCTCGAAAGTCCGAGCATGCGGTGTTCGCGCCAGCAAGTTGAGACCCTTTTCGACGCGGTCGCGATCCTTGGGGTTCCTCACACTGAAAAACACGATATGGCGGATCATGGGCATCTTCCTGTCAATTCTGGCAATAACTCGGTGATCCACCGATCGGCGCCAATTGGCAACATCATTCGCACAACCGCTCACAAATGCCGCACCTGCGGCGCGCCGTGGCGCGTCAGCATCAGCTCGGTCAGCGCCCACACCAGCGCATCGAGGCGGTCGGGCGAGCGGCCAGACGATAACCCGTCGGGGCCGAAATCGCACATCTGGTCTTCGAGCGCCGCAAAATGCCCGGCATGGGCAACCCGTCCCTGCTCGTAAAGCGCTGCCACCGGTTCGGCGCGCAGATATTTGCCGCGCGTCGCTCGCACGGTCTTGACCGGCAGCGTCGGCTCCACGGTCCTCAGCACACTGGTCACCATGTCGCCACCCTGGTTGATCTCGGCCACCACGCAATCGGCATCAAACCGACGGCAGAGCCGCGCCACGGCCTGCGCCCAGCGGGTGGGGCTCGCCCCCTCGACCGAGCCGTCGGCCAGCACCATTGCCCGGCCATCTTCCGCCAGCCCGGCAGCAACGATGCCGCAACACGAATATTTGGCCGCGCCATTGGCTGGCGGGTCGACGGCAATCACGATACGGCTGAGCGGACCATGCTTGCGCAGCACCAGCGCCTCGATCTGGTCGCGCCGCCACAGCCCGTCCTCGCGGTCGGCGATCAATTCACCGTCAAGCTCCTGCCGGCCCAGCCGGGTGCCGCCATAGCGCGCGCGCATCGCCACCAGAAAGCCGCTGGCGAGGTTGGCCTGATTGTCCTCGGTGCGAATCCGCGTAACCCGCGTGGCCACGTCCTTGACCAGCGTCAGCATCAACGGTGTCGCCCTTGGCGTGGTCGTCACCAGTTGCCGGGGCCGCGCGCCCAGCCGGAGCGCAAACTGTAGCATGTCCCAGGTGTCGCGGGCGTGGCGCCATTTGCCCAGTTCATCGGCCCAGGCGAGATCGAATTGCGGACCGCGCAGGCTTTCGGGGTCTTCCGACGAGAACATTTGCGCCACCGCGCCCGAGGGCCACAGCAACCGCCGCCGGGTCGCCTCGAAGGCCGGCCGCTCGGCGCGCGCCACCCCCAGAATGCCCGACACGCCGTCAACCATCACCTCGCGCGCATCGGCAAAACTTTCCGCCACCAGCGCGATGCGCCCGTCGCCCGAAAGCCCCGGCATCAGACCCGAAGCCAGCCCATGCACCCATTCGGCGCCTGCGCGGGTTTTTCCTGAACCGCGCCCGCCCATCAAGAGCCAGGTGCGCCAGTCGCCCTCGGGCGGCAATTGCTCGGGCCGGGCCAAGAGCTGCCAATCCACGGCATTGTCCCGCAACGCCCGATCGTCAAATCGCAACACATGCGCCGCGACCAGCGCTTCGGCGTCGACTGCCTCATGCGGATCATTGGCCCCCGGAATATTACCGTCCAGGTCAAGCGCCCCCAGATCAGAGGCACCCAAGTCAGGAGCTTGCGAAATTGAGTCACCAATCCGCTCTATCACGTTGTTATTCCATCCAACCTGGACGTCGTCGGTTTGCCGCTTTGCGCAGGTTAGCTCCGATAGTTCCTGCACACCTGGACGTTCCAACGCGCTGGCGCTTTCGAGCTGCTTCGGTGTTTCGGACGCTTCCGGCACACAGGCTTCCCCGATCCCCTGCAGTGTTGGCGTATCAAGCCGTTCCTGTTCGCTATTGTCTTCCGGCGTCTGCGCCGTGTCGGGCATACCGCCCTTCCCGATCCTGTCCAGGTCTGATTGCGCATCTGGCAATTCCAGCCCACTTGCGCCTTCCGACATTTCGGGCACATCGTCCGGCCCTGCGCTGTGCCGTGCGTTGCATCCATTCAACTTTGCCTGCGTCGTACAGAGCAGCAGGTTGCCAACCGGTCTGGCGCGGTCTGACACGGGGTTCCCCCACACGCCGCCTCGCAACGCTGCCGCCATCGACCGAACCGTCATGCGCCTGCTCCCGCCACCAGTGCATGTCGCGTTCAAATGGACTCATTTGAACGACAACGTACATGCATCATTTCAAAAAATTTCAGCGTCCTTTGCGCTTCCAATTGGATACGCGGCGCTGTAATGCCCGACTACGATTTTCGACTTCGGGGCGCTCACGCCCCAGCCTCCATTGTTCTCGCCGTGAGCCAGACAAACGAAGCAATGTCGTGGCCTGCGGAGGCCAGCACTTTCTTAGCTGCCCGGTAAAAACGAACCATTTCGCCCCGTGGAGCGATGCCAACCAGATGCCGCATCCGGGTCCGATTTCTGCACCAGTTCTACGACTGCCGACATCCCCGTTGCTGCGTCGCAACCGGCCATCAGCCACTGCAAACGTCGTCACCCCCATTGGCATTAGAAATGTCGTGCTCTATCGGCTTATCCCCAGCGCTATCCGAAATGCGCTGCCCCGCAGGCTCGTCCGTGTCAGAGTCAATCTCGATCTCCCCGGCCCCACCCTCCTCGGTATCATCCTGCATCCCGTCCCACTTACCTGCCTGCTCAGCCGCCATCCGCGCGGCGGCGGCGAGGATCAGCTGCCTTACGGTCTGCCTGAGTTGCTCGCGCTCCTCGCCCGACAGGGTCGTGCCGGCGGCGCGCGCTTCATCCTCCGCAATCAGCCGTTCCAGCTGATCGATCTTTTCCAAGGTGCGGGCGATCAGCGCCACTTGGTCCACCGCCGCCTTGCCCTCGAGCCCGTCGTCGCCAAGCCGAGCCGCCTCGCGGTCAAGCACAGCGCGCATCCTCCTGAGCATCGCCCGGGTGCTCCCCGACGACAGCCCGGCGCCCCTGCTCGCCACCTCTGCGCCGTCCTCAACGGCGTCAGTCCGAGTCGAACCGGGTGCGCCCGATGGCTCCCCCTGCTTGATCTCGAACGGCTCGAGCGACAGCACCAGATCGATCAACTGGTCGATCAGCACCGCCTCGCCCGCCGCCATTGGCTTGGCACCTGACAGCCGGATTGGCCCGATACGCAAAAAACTCTCGGTCATGGCTAACCTCCCAAATTCCCTGCAATCCTGGCCTGTTGCATGCCGCGTTCAGATGGGTTCAGTTAACCGATTACGTCCAAGCACACTTTCAAGGAGTTACGGCGTCCTTTGCCGATCCGATCGGATGCGCGGCGCTGTAAACCAGCCAACAAAAAAGCGCCCCGGACGAACCAGAGGCGCTTGACGCACATATCAATCTTGTCACTCGACGCCCACCAAACCCGGCGGACCCAACCGCCGTTCCCGGCGCAAATCTGTGACGATGACATAAACCTACCAGAGCACTGCCACGCCGTCAAGGATTATTTTCCTATTTTGATATTCACGTAACATACCGATCTATCCAAAGAAAAATCTCGTTAGGCGGGTTGGATTTTTAGATTAGGTGAATAAGGTAGCAACGGTGGAGGCGGTGGGAATTGAACCCACTGGGCCATGGATGAGAAGCCCCGGACCAGCACCAAGCCGCCCCCACTACGACAGAGTCCGACGACGACTCTGAAGGCACCCGTAACAGGGTTGCACCAGCCCCCGGGCCAGATGGCGGGCAGTAGATTATGAGGTTGCACCCTCGGGCTACTGCCCCCGTCGCGGGAACAGATCAATACAGCAGCGACTCGGGTGGATGCGTCAAGAGGTCGGGCATTTCCGAATCATGAATGCCCCTTTTCGGACCGGGATCTTGGGGAAAACGAGAGTAACTCAAGATGACAGACGGGCAGGATTGACTTGATGAGAAGCAGTTCAACACGGCACTGATTCGCTCGATGAACCGTCCTCATTCGCCGAATGCATGTTCTATCCATTAGCCGGCAATTACACACCCCAAAAGCCAATTCGCACTCACCATGAAAACGCCGTCGACTATAGCCATTCTTCCCGCTTGATCTCAAAGGAGCCCCATCATGGTCCAATTTACCGGCGGGTGCCTTTGCGGCAATGTGCGGCTGGTGGCGTCGGGGCGGCCCTGCCGGGTTGGCCTGTGTCATTGCCTGAGTTGCCGCAAGCATCACGGAGCGCTGTTTCATGCCTCAGC